GGATGACGATGGGCCGGACGTTGAAAAGCTTGCGAAGAGCTATGCAGAGTTGGAAAAAGCATTTAGATCCGGCAAGCATAAAGCACCGGAAGGTGATTACGATGTTTCGGATTTGGTTGATCGTGGCCTCGATTTGGAAGATCCGGCTGTTGAGGTATATCAAAGCTGGGCTAAAACATATGGCGTTTCACAGAAAGCGTTTGAGGACTTGGCTGGTCAAATTCTGGAGATGAATGGCGAACAGGCCGAAGATATTGAATATGATCGAAGAGTGGAAATGCAAAAGCTTGGCGCTAATGCTCAAGAAAAAATTGGTTTCCTTGAGCGTAACATCAAAGCAGCTGATCTTAACAATGCAGAAAAAGAAGCTCTAAGCATGAGTATCAATAGTGCTGACACTATCAATGCTTTGACTAAACTCATCCAGGGATACACGAATGAAAATATCCCAATAAAACCCGTTGTTTCAGAACCAGAAATGACAGTTACCGATCTTCAGCAAGCTATCGCAGATCCTCGATGGCAGACTGACGCAGTGTGGCGAACTAAGATCGAAAAGAAGTGGATGGAAGCAAACAACTAGATGTTGTTGCAATGTATGTCGTTTGCGTGTATATGTGGTGTAACGGATAACCGCTTCGCGGCCTGTTTATGTGGTGAATCCACTGGTGGGCGCGGCCACTACCGCGCAAGCGACCGCCCGATTGCATCGGCTAACGGTAGGCGTTTTATAATGGAAACCTTAAAAGGAGGCTTCTGCTATGGCGCAGAACGTAACAACGGCCTTTGTAACACTATTCGATCAAGAAGTGAAACAGGCCTATCAAGGCGAAGCACTGCTTCGCGGCACTATGAGAACACGCACAGGTGTTCAGGGAAACACAGTTAAGTTTCCAAAAATTGGTAAAGGCGTAGCAACGGTAAGGGTACCCCAGACCGATGTGACACCTCTAAACGTCACCTATAGCCAGGTGACAGCAACTATGTCTGACTTTATCGCAGCTGAATATTCTGACATCTTTCATCAGTCACACATCAACTTTGATGAGCGTCGTGAACTGGTGCAAGTTGTTTCAAAAGCGATTGCAAGACGTATGGATCAGCTTTGCATTGATGCTCTTAATGCTGCTTCATCACCATCAACGGTTGCTACGTCAATCGGTGGTGCTGGCACAAACATGAACATTGAAAAGCTTCGTGCAGCTGCTAAAGCTCTAAACGACAACAACGTACCAGCTGAAGGGCGTCACCTATTGATGCACTCTTCTCAGCTTGATGCGTTGCTTGGTGAAACAGAAGTGACTTCCGCAGACTTTGCAACAGTAAAGGCGCTTGTTCGCGGCGAGATCAATTCGTTCATGGGCTTTAACATAATCACTATGGGTGATCGTGATGAGGGTGGTGTTCCAAAACCATCTACTCGTTCATGTTTTGCATGGCACGAAAGCTCAATGGGTTATGCTGAAAGCATCTCACAAAAGAGTGAGGTTAACTACATACCTGAAAAAACATCTTTCCTAGTAAGCTCCATGTTCTCAGCTGGAGCCGTAGCGATCGATGACGAGGGTATAGTAAAAATTAGCTGTACTGAGTAAGGAGACTGACACATGGCTTTTTCAAGTACAAATTTTGCAACCATCGGAGCGTCAAAGAAAGGTAATGCACCTTCTTTATACTCCTATCAAACCGCTGATACGATTGCAGACGTAAATACTGAGGGTTATTTCAATGACCTATCAGATACTCTTGCAGTTGGCGATTTAATCTATGTTGTTTCATCTACTGGCGGCACTCGCGTTTCTACACTAACGCAAGTTCTTTCAAACACCAGTGGTGTTGTTGACGTTGCAGACGGAACAACACTAGCGGCAACAGACGGTGACTAATTAAATATGGGGCTGGGTAACTGGCCCCTTATACACATTGGAGGGTTATGATGGCCGTAGGTGATACAGATTTATCTATTTGTTCAGACGCATTAATCTTGCTGGGGGCCGCGCCCCTTTCTTCGTTTACAGAAGGAACAGATACCGCTCAAGCTTGCGACCGATTATACCCAGATTTAAAAAATACATTACTTAGTACCTATGTTTGGTCTTGGACACTTGCCAAGATACAGCTTCAAAGATTATCAACAACACCAGTAAACGAATGGGAATATGCCTATCAGATGCCAGGAGATGATTTAACTGGTGCATTGGCTGTATTTGAAAATGACAGTACAGCACAAAGATCTGTTCGTTATGGCTGGGAAATATATGGCGATCAGCTCTACACAAATATGGAAACGGTTTACATTGATTATCAGCAAACCATCACTGAAGCTAAGATGCCTAACTATTTTGTTCGTTTGCTAAGAACGGCACTAGCAGCTGAACTAGCGATTGTTATTACAGACCAAGCTTCAAAAGCAGATTATTTTAGAGCGTTAGCGTATGGAAGCCCTGGAGAGAATGGCCGAGGCGGTCTAATGCGTGAAGCTATGAACATTGATGCTAGAGGTCAGTCAACACAAATTGTCGAGGACTATTCGCTAATACAAGTGAGGCAGTAAATGCGCGTAACTCAGTTTCAAACAAACTTTTCTGTTGGTGAACTAGATCCGCTATTACGAGCCAGAACAGATCTATCACAGTATCAAAACGCTTTGGAAGAAGCAACAAATGTTATTATTCAACCTCAAGGCGGTCTGAAGCGTAGGGATGGCCTAAAGTTTATTTATGATTTTGGCTCAAGCTTTACAGATTTTAAACTGATACCGTTTGAATTTAGCGTAACAGATAGTTACCTTTTAGTGTTGGTTGTTGGCCGTATCTATGTATTTAAAGATGCAGTTTTGCAAACTGACATTAATGGGTCAGGCAATGATTATATTACTGCTACAGATATTACAGCGGCTATGCTTGACGAGTTAACATTTACACAGGCTGTTGATACGCTTATTCTATGCCATGAGGATTTACAGACCAAAAGGCTTGTAAGAAATACTGACACAAGTTGGACATTAGAAAACCTACCGCTAACAAACATTCCTCAGTATGCATATGCGTTTCTTACTAACCAGCCAAACTTTACAATTACACCCAGCGCAGTATCTGGCAACATTACTATTACAGCTTCAAGCGTAACAACAGATACCGGAACTGCTCAAGCTGGGGGATATGATACTATTACATTAAAAGCCGCAACAAGCTATACATCTGATGATGATCCAAACGGTATGTTTATTACACTCACATCCGGCACAGGATCAGGACAGACTAGGCATATAGAGGACTATGTGGCCTCAACAAAAGTAGCTACAGTATATCCGGCATGGGATACGCAGCCAGATGCAACAACAGGATATAAGGTTGAAGCGTTTGCTCCAACAACCGTTGGCGAATATGCCCAGGTTACAAGTACATTTGGACGAGCTAGGTATGTAGAATATGTAAGCGCAACAGTAATGAAAGCGGTAACAGAAGTGCCGTTTTTTGACACAAGCGCTGTTGTAGCTGGTAACTGGGAAAGTGAGCATGGCTATGAAGATGTTTGGTCAAACACTAGAGGTTGGCCTAAATCAGCAACATTTCATGAAGGCCGATTATATTTTGGTGGGTCAAAGTCCAGACCTAATACAATATGGGGATCAAGGGTCATAGACTTCTTTAACTTTAATCCTGGTACTGGATTAGATGATGAAAGCGTTGAGGCAACTATAAACACAAATCAACTAAATAGTATTGTAAATGTTATTGCTGGCGCTGATCTTAGAATATTTACTACTGGCGGCGAGTTTGTTGTTATTCAATCAGAGGATGCCCCAGTTACTCCAACAGACTTTTTAATACGTCCACAAACAAGATTAGGCTCTAAGCCAGGTGTTCCAATAGAAGATCTAAATGGTGCGTCTGTGTTTGTTCAACGGCAAGGTAAATCAGTCAATGCATTTCAATATGGGTCAAATACTAACTCATACCAAGTGCAACAAATATCTGTGCTTTCATCGCACCTTATAAAAAATCCTGTTGATATAGCTGCTCGAAGATCAACGTCTACAGACGAGGCTGATCGATTGTTTCTTGTTAATGGCGATGATGGATCAATGTCGGTGTACTCTATTCTTGTTGGGCAAGAGGTTATAGCGCCCAGTCAGTTTACAACAGATGGAGAGTTCGTTGCCGTAGCAACAGAGATCTCTAATACATATTGTATTGTAAAAAGAACGGTAGACTCATCAAATAAATATTTTTTAGAAAAGTTTGACGAAACCCTTACCTTGGATAGCGCTAAGACTGGAGGAGCGGCCTCCTCAGTAACGATGAACCATCTAGAAGGTAAAACCGTTGAGGTTGTTCGTGATGGCATTGTGGAGCCAACTCAAACGGTTCCAGCTAGTCCTTATACAATTACGTTTGCAAGCGCAGCAACGACAGACTTTCAGGTAGGACTAGAATATACTGTTCAGGCAAAGACAATGCCAACTGAGCCAGTATTAGGCTCTGGTTCTGTGCAGGGTGTAAAGAAGCGTATTGTTCAAGTTGATGCGCTTCTCAATGAAACAAAAGATCTTGTAATTAATGGTAAGCAAATATCATTTAGAAATCTAGGTGTTGGGGTTTTAGATAAACCTGTTCAAGCATTTACCGGATTAAAAACAGCGCATGGTATTTTAGGATACAGTGCTACCGGACAAATAACATTAACGCAAAATGTTCCTTTGCCTATGACTGTATTGGGCTTGGAATATAAATTAAGTGTAGGAAACTAAAATGGCAGCAATGGCAGGACCAGGGGCGCAACTTTTCTTAGGCGGCTTATCAGCTATGGGTCAAATCTCAGCTGGTAGGGCAGAGAGAGAGCGTTATCAAAAAGAGGCAGATCTAGCTGATTTAAGAGGCAGAACAGAGGCGCTTGCATACAAAGATAAAGGTAATGAAATATTATTTAATTTAAACAATACGTTAGCAGCAATTATTGCAAGATCTGCGGCTGGCGGTGTTGACCCGACGTCTGGGTCTGCTGCGGTTGTGGCTGCTGCGTCAACAGCTGATGGCATTACTGAAGCTAATATTGCTGCTGACAATGCAATACTAGCTATTGAGCAAGCTTCTGAGCAAGCAGATATTTATAGAAAAGCTGGAGATACAGCATACAAAACATCACTTATTAAGGCTGTTGGCACTATTGGTCAGTCTGCATATAGGTATGGGCAATTAGTATAGGTTAGGTTAAAAAATGCCAGTTCTTCCAAGATATCAAAAAACAGGAATAAAAGTCAGACAGCCTTCTGGTATGGACTTTGCTGATGCACGAGAAGCTGCTCGTATGGGAGAAACATTATCAGCTGAACTAGACCGCATGAGTGATTTTGCGTTTCGTGAGGGCGAAAAACTGGCAGTGCGTAGAGGGCAAGAACGTGTAAGACAAGAAGGCGCTGTTCCTGTGCTTACTGCTTTACAACAGAAAGAGGGGCCACGCACTATAGCAGAACAGGCTGCTTTTGATGCAGCTAACAGAATAGCTGTTGTTGAAATAGAAACAGCTGCACGATCTGATATGCGGAAGCTAGTTACTGAAGCTGACGAAACAAACATGGAGATATCCGTTTTTAATCAAAAGATGAGCGATATCCAAGATGGTTACGCGGCCTCTATGCAAGTTGTTGATCCGGTAGCGGCTGGTGTTCTTAATGCAAGGCTTCAAGAGGACAATGTAGCGTATTCAACAAAATATTCAGAGATTGTTACTACAAAAGCAAAAGCTGCTTACGCAGAAAACACTCAAACTATACTCGATGAGGGTGTGCAAACTATTCGTGATTTCGCTTTAACGGAAGGGGCAACCAAAGAAGCAATAAGAAAGAAAGGTGAGGAGCTTTTACAAACAGCCTTAGATAGAGGCGTTGGAGATAAGAAAGCTAATAAACTTGTCGATGCAGCTGTAAATGATGCAATTGAACAAAATCTTTACTACAAATACGAAAACGCAGAAGGCATTTTGGAAAAACAAGCTATTGTTAATGAATTGTCAGAAATAGAAGTGTTTCCTGGCAAAGATTACGTAGGAACAATTACTTTAAAGGATCGTTTTATAAACGATTTAGATAGACAAATAAATGCTGGAAGAAGTCAATTTACTACTGAGCTAGACGATGCAATAACATTTCTCGTTAGCACTGGTAAAATTAAACCAGGCTTTGAGGTAGATGAAGATAAGCTTACAGAATTATTTTTTGATGATCAGGAAACATTAGATGCGCTATTGAGGCAATGGGAAAATGCCCAAGAAGATGTAAAAAGATATGGCTCATTATCTTCAATGCCGATAAGCAAAATTAACGAAGTTTTATCAAAGTTAAAAAATGATGCTGAGAACCCACCGAAGGGCGCTACTGGCGCGGAAGCTGAACTTTTAAAAACAAGGTATAATAATTTTAACACAGCTGTAATTCAGCGACAAGAAGCTTTGCGAAGCGATCCAGCATTATATGTAACCCAGACAAACAAACAAGCCGAACAGTTAACATCTACATTTTTTAAAGCATTAGGTGAAGGGAATATAGGTCTTGCGGCAACGGTTCTTAGTGGTCTTAACGAAACTTTAAATATTCAATATGATGCTATAGGCGTTCCTCAAAGCGACAGAAGGTTGTTGTCAAAAGATGTGGCGCAACAAATGATACAAAGTATTCAGGCAATTGATGATGATGCAGAAATTGCAATAATTAAAGAAATACAAACCAGTCTTGGAGATTTAGCGCCTAGGTTTGCTGACGAGCTTAGAAAAAATGGTTTGGCTCCAGAGTATGTTGAGGCTCTTTTTACGGATGATCCAGGTTTACATTTAGAACTGGTGCAATTGTCACAATCTAAAGAAGCAGACTTGGAACCAAAAGGGGAAGGAATTGCTGCGAATGCAGAAAAAATATTACTTGCTGAAGTAGATGATTATAGAATAGCGTATTTAAGTGGTGGAGATAGCGCGGCTTTAAAGCAATATAATCAGCAATATAATGTTGCTAAAAAACTTATGTATAAATACATGACTGTTAATGGAATGGATGGTCAGGCTGCTGCGGAACGAGTAAGAAATGAAATCTTTCCAGAGTATAATAATGTCGTAAATACGCCTAGTGGACAGTTTATTGTTCCAATAGAATTTAACGGACAAACTATCGAAATATTAAGCAATCAGCTTCTTACCTTTAATAAA